CTGACGCCACCCACCTGATGTTCATTGACGCCGACCAGCGTTTCCGGGCGAACGACATCGCCCTGATGATTAAGGCCGACAAGGGCATCATCGGTGGCCCGGTGCCAATGAAGGGCATGAACTGGGATCGGGTGCGTCAGGGTGCGGTGCTGGGCCACAAAAACCTCGCCGCACTGTCGGGCATCTTTAACCTCAACAAGCTCGACGGCCACGACATGGTCAACGCAAACGAGCCGTTTCAGGTCAAGCACATTGGCACCGGCTTCATGCTGATCCGCCGCGATGTGTTTGAAGACCTGGCGCCACACACCCAGACGTACACGAACGGCGGGTCGAGCATTCCAGACAATCAACCCGTCTACGACTTTTTTCAAGTTGGCGTAACGGATGGGCAACTGCTGTCCGAGGACTATCATTTCTGCCACGAATATCGTAAATATAAAGGAACGGTCTGGGCCGCGCCATGGTGCGAGCTTGGGCATTTTGGCGCGTATTGTTTCTCCGGCGTCTACGCAGCGTCGGAGGCCAGTACCAAACATTGAGGGTGGCCGTGATCGAACCACCATGGCTCATTGAAGCCCGAAAGCATATCGGGCTACGAGAGATTCCCGGTAAGCCTCACAATTCTAAGATTGTGAACTGGGGTATCTTGCTGGGTGCATGGTGGAAAGATGATGAGACGCCGTGGTGCGGAACTTTTGTTGCTCATTGCCTCCGGGCTTCTGATCAACCCGTACCTAAAGAATGGTATCGCGCTCGCGTTTGGTCAGACTACGGCTCTCTCTTGCGCTCATCTCGTCTTGCGCCCGGAGCCATATTAGTTTTTGCTCGCGAGGGTGGTGGCCATGTTGGATTCTACGTCGGAGAAGATCCGTTGTATTATCATGTTCTCGGCGGCAACCAGCAGAACAGCGTGAATGTTATGATGCTGGCAAAGTCGAGATGCATAGCTACACGTTGGCCAAAAGGTGTCCCCGTGTATGGTGCCCCGGTTCAAATGCGAGGGGGCGTTGTTTCTACTAATGAAGGATAGGAGTTTATATGGTTGATTTCATTCTAAATCGTTTGCGTGAACCCAGCACTTACGCTGGCTTCGCCGGTCTTGCTGCCGCAGTCGGCATCGCTGAACCGTTGTATCAAGCGGCGACTGCCGTAGTTATGGCGGTTGCAGGTCTGGCTGCGATCGTCTTGGCTGAAAAGAAGCCTTGACGTGAAACTTTTTGCGTCCCTGCTGAGCATTCTTTCTACCATACTTACGTGGTGGAAACAGAAGCAGCTCATCGAGCAGGGACGCAAAGAGGCTGCGTTGGACGCCGTCAAGGAGGTTGAAACCCGTGTTAAAAAAGCCGAAACTATTGTTGCCGCTTCTGATATTGTGCGTGACAAGCGGCTGCGCAACAGGTTCGACCGCTCCAGTGGTGATCAGTGATTACTGCCGCATAGCTAAACCCCTTAGCTATGACGCTGCCAGAGACAGCGTCGAAACCGTTAAAGAGGTAGAAAAACACAATTCCAAGTGGGTGTGCCTCTGCGAGAATGACTGCCCAAACCAATCGCTCTGAAGGGACTGAACCCTAAGGTTGTGATTGTTTCGTTCGCCAGGTACTGAAATGAGTTGCCTTTTGGCACCTTTCAAGCCTATAATTCAACACACAGGCGCATGCTGAACCAGCTGCTAATACCATCGGAGTATTTATGAGCTACAGCATGACGTACGACAGCTTGCTGGTAGACGTGCGTCGTTACCTTGAGCGAGGTTTCACTCAAGAGAGCGACCAGATCGTTTATGACCAGTTACCGCGCCTAGTGACCCTAGGTGAGCGCCGTATCGCTCGTGAACTGAAAATTCAAGGTTTTATCCGCGCTGTAACCACCCCTCTGCAAGCCGGAGTAGCGGTTTACATGAAGCCAGACCGCTGGCGCGACACCGTCAGCATGACCGTTGACAACAACCCGATTTTCGCTCGTTCTTACGAGTATTGCCGCAGTTACTGGCCTGATGAAGCCTCCACTGCGACGCCACAGTTTTACGCCGACTACGATTACCAGCACTGGTTGATTACGCCTCCCCCGGCGACGGCGCAGACCCTTGAAATTTTGTACTACGAGCAGCCCCGGTTCCTAGGCGATGATTTCCAGACGAACTGGCTCACTGAGTACGCACCTGATCTGCTGCTTTACGCGACGTTGCTCGAGGCAACCCCATTCTTGAAGAGCGATGAGCGTGTTCAATTGTGGCAAGCCATGTACGATCGTGCCGCGCAAGCCTTGAACGGTGAAGACCTCAAGCGTATCTTGGATCGCTCGGCAAACCGGAGTGAAGCATAATGACAGTTTACACTGGCGTCTTTGGCGGCGCGAACATCTATCCTTCTGAAATTAGCTATAGTGCGATTACGCTAACCGTTGATGTCGTACTCAGCTGGCCTGAAGAAACTTCTGCTAGCAACAACTTAGCGACTCGCATTATAGACGTCACCCCGTCTACCGCCGGGTTGAGCATATTCCTGCCCGATGCGATGAAGGCGGGTACCGGCGAGACTATCCTGTTTAACAACCGGGGTTCCTCCACGTTCATCGTCAAGAACGCTGTGGGGGTGCAGGTCGTATCAATTGCGAGCGGTACAGTTTGGCAGGTCTACCTGACAAACAACACGACCGAAGGCGGCTCTTGGAACATCCTACAATACGGTGCTACGACTTCTACCGCTAATGCTTCTGCGCTGGCCGGTACGGGTATCGTCGCTACGGGCGCGCTGCTCAGCCAATCTGTGCCGGTGACGGAGTTCAATTCTAACTACACGGCGACGTTAGCCGACCGCGCTAGAATGTTTAACTGGACGGGAGCAGCAGGAACCTTCACGCTACCAGACCCGGTTATCATCGCTAATAACTGGTTCGTTTACCTGCGCAACTCGGGTACAGGGGCGGTGTCAGCTGACGCTCCGGGTGTCACTAGTATTAACGGCGCGCCGTTTCTGAGTTTTCAACCCGGCGAGTCCGCCATCATCGCTTGTGACGGGGCTAACTTCTACACGATCGGTTTCGGCCAGTCAGCAACTTTTGCCTTTGACTACACCGTTATCAACGTGCCCGGTACGGGTAATTATGCGTTGACCGGCACAGAGTTGAACCGCGTAGCATACCGGTTTACGGGGTTGCTCACCGGTAACCGTAACATTATTGTGCCCGCCACGGTGCAGCAATACTGGGTTGACAACCGCACGACGGGATCATATACTTTCACTATCAAGACTTCTGCCGGTCTCGGCGTCAGCATCGCTAGCGGTCAGAGAGCCATTCTTTACTGCGATGGTACCGATGTGCTGGATGCTGACACTTCTGGCGTCTCTATCCCTCTAGACGTTTCTCAGGGTGGTACCGGGGCGACGACTGCTAGTGGTGCGCGCATTAACTTGGGCGGCACTTCGGTCGGTATCGGCGTGTTTACTGCCGTTGACGGGGCAGCGGCTTATGCGGCGCTAGGTGCGCTGCCTGCCGGTGCGGTTAACGGAGGCTCGTTCTAATGCCTGATACCACGATCGTTCTGAAATCTAATCCCGGCATTAAGCGGGATGGGACTAAGTTCGAAGGGGACTTTTACACTGACGGCCAGTGGGTTCGCTGGCAGCGCGGTCTGCCGCGCAAAATGGGCGGCTACAAGGCGACTCAGAAATATCTGCAAGAGATCAGCCGGGGGTTCGCTAACTTCACGCAGATGAACTTTATTTACTGCCACTCTGGCGGTAGAAGCACTCTTGAGCGGTTCACTATTGACGCTACCGGTAACAGTTCTATTGTTACAGGTCGCACCCCGGTAGCTGCGACCGCCACAGGCTCCGTAACATTGACGAGCGGTGCTGCCGGGTCTATTAATGATATCACCGTTGACGGTGTATCTATTATGTCTGCTCCGGTTAGCTATGCCACCAGTTTGGCGGCTACGGCCACTGCGGTTGCGGCAAACATCACTGCGCACACGTCCGTCCCGAATTACACGGCGGTTGCGGTCGGCGCGACTGTTAACATTACAGCTTCGGCTGCTGGATCCGCCTCTAACGGTAACATCATCGTTAGTGCGACTACTCTCACGACGACCAAAACTAACATGAGCGGCGGGTCGGATGCCCTCATAGTTGACAATTACAATATGTGGATGTTTGACTATCAGTACGATTCTTCCACGAACCAAAACTATCTTATCGCGCACGTTGCGCCTAACATGGATTGCATCTGCAACGACGTTGATGGGCAGATATTCTTTGGCGAGGTGTTGGGTACCGGGCTGCTCAAATCTGTCAAACTACCGGCAGACGCTAACGTCACTGGTGGTATCGTATCGCTACACCCGTATTTGTTCTACTACGGTACAGACGGTATTATAGGCTGGAGTAAGCCGGGTGAACCCACTAACCTGACCGATTTTGCCAACGGCGCTGGTTTAGCTCGCGTTTGGGGTCAAAAGATCATCAAGGGTCTACCGCTACGTGCGGGTTCAGGTAGCGCCCCCGCTGGTATCTTTTGGGCTTACGACGCCGTAATTCGAGCTACATTTACCGGCGGCGCTAATGTTTTTCAGTTTGACGTGGTCGCGACTGACACGTCAATTATTTCTGAAAACTGCGTCGTAGATTACGATGGTGTGTTCTTTTGGTGCGGTACAGACCGGTTCATGATGTTCAACGGTGTGGTGCGTGAAGTGCCTAACCAGATGAACCTGAACTACTTCTTTGATGGTATCAACCCTCGGGAAAGCACCAAAGTGTTCGCTTTCAAAGTGCCGCGCTACGGTGAGGTGTGGTGGTGCTACCCGCGAGGTGACGCTATCGAGTGCACCCATGCCGTCGTTTACAACGTACGTGAGAACACTTGGTACGATACTGAACTACCCAATCTGGGTCGCTCAGCAGGTTCGTTCAATAACTCATTCGCCGCGCCTATCTTGACCGGAGTTGAAGGGGTTGGCAACGATTACCGCGTCTGGGTTCAAGAGCAGGGTGTTGATGAAATTGACGGCCCTAACATCAACCCAATCCGCTCTTTCTTTGAAACCGCCGATTTGTCGTCTGTGGTTCAGGGTAAAAATGAGTATGTGCGAATCACCCGGATTGAACCGGACTTCGTGCAGAACGGCCCCATGACCGTGCAGGTTACGGGTCGCGCTAACGCTCGTGCCCCAGAAGTCTTCAGTAGTATCTTTACGTTTGTTGATCCAAACGATATTACTGAGCCTCAGCAGCAGATTGTTATGCTCAAAGAGCAGCGCCGCGAACTGCGGGTGCGGTTTGAAAGCAACGCGGTTTACGGTAATTACCAAATGGGTCAGATCATCGGTCACATTTCGACTGGAGACAAGACGGTGTTGGGATGAGCATTCGCGTCACTCTACCGACGGGTATGTCGCTGCAAGATTGGGCAGACCAAATCGCGCTCGACTTGGATCCGTATGGTGCGTTTGGCCGTTTAGACATAGAAGACCAATGGCAAAACTGGGCAATGCAGTTTTTGAACAACATGACGTTGCGTGAGAATTTCCCAGTGCCGTATAGTTTTGACAACTGGCGCGAGTGGGCGGAGAGATTTTGTCAGGTGTTAGAGTAATGAAGTTTATTGGTTTTGAACGAGAGGAAGAAGCGGAAGTTTGGGCGCGTGAGCGCCTTGACGTTGCAGCTGCACCTACGTTGTTCAGAGCCATGTCGTTAGTTGATGATGAAGGTGATTTCAAATGTGTGGTGGTGTTTAGCAACTTTACCCCACGTAACGTAGACCTTAATATCGCAGGGGAACCCCGGTGGGCGACCCCCAAAGCGACGATCACTTTGTTTAATGAGGTTTTTTCATACGCATTCAAAATGTTACGAGCTGCGCGTGTTACCGCTTTGGTTCGAGGAAAGAATGAGGTATGTAAACAATTCATTGAGCATTTAGGATTCAAGCTAGAAGGTGTTATGCGCAGCGCATTCGTTGATGACGACCTGCACATTTACGGTTTTCTAGCTGAGGATTATCATTCACATGCTTGGTGCAGAGGGTAATATGGACATTAAAAACGCTATCATGCAGATGGCTGCGAGCGACCCGCAGTATGCCAAAGCGGTTGACGTCATGGAAGAGCAGGTGGCGCGGATGCCCATCGTGCCGGAAGATCTTGACGAAGCAATCGCCCTGCTTGAGTTTGTTCTTCAGAACCCTGATAAGTATCAAGAAGTGCTCGCTGCGGCCATTCAGGACGGTATCATTGAGCCGGGAATGATGCCTGAGCAGTTTGATCAAGTGTTCGTTGTTTCCCTGCTCGTTGCTTTTTACGGTTTGCAAGACCGCCTTAGTGAGCGCGGTTTTTCTCGCGGCGGTCTATCTGTAGCGGCGCGTAAGCTGCAAACCGGCGGTCAGGGTGGTGACAGCGAACTTGTTCATGTTAACCCGCGTGAAGCTGAGATCCTCCGCCGCATGGGTGGGCAGGGTACGGTTAACCCGAACACCGGTTTGCGTGAGTACAAAAGTTTCAAGAAGATTCTTGGCGCTGTTCTGCCAATCGCGTTGAGCATTATCGCGCCGGGTGTTGGTACCGCTATTGGTGCGGCTCTGGGTGCGTCAGGTGTTGGCGCTGCGGTTGTTGGCGGCGCTATCATCGGCGGCGCTTCATCTGCTCTGAGCGGCGGCAACGTGCTGCAAGGCGCTTTGATGGGCGGTGCTGGGGGCGGCTTGGGTAGCGTAGTGGGCGGCGGCGTTAACAAGGCTCTCGGCTTGGGTCTCGGTAACACGGGTCAGGCTGTGCTCGGTAGCGGTCTCATCGGCGGTGCTGCTGGTGCGGCTACGGGTCAAGGCGTGCTGCGCGGTATCGGTCAGGGTGTGCTCGGCGGCGCTATCGGCGAACTCGCTGGCACAGTCAACGCTCCAACAGCTTTTCAACAGGGTGTTCAGCAAGCCGGTCGCACGTTCGGTCAAGGTATCACGGTCGGTTATGACCCGAAAACAGCTGCTATGGCAGGCGCGGCGTCCGGTTTGGCTCGCGGTTTGACTTACAAGCCTTCTGAAAGTGTTCTGCAAACGCTTAAAAAGGCTGAAACTGCTCCGGGTGAAGCTGCGACGTTAGATCCTAACATGCCCGGTCAGGTTAAAAACGTGCCCGGTTCTACCGGCGTAACGGTTGACGGTAAGCCCGGTGTCTACCAACTGAACACTACGACAGGTCAAATCGACCTTGTACCGCAACCCGGAAGTTACCAATTCAACGCTAAAACTAATGCGGTTGAATGGAAAGCTACTGAGCCTTCATTCTTTGATAGGATCACGGGTAAAGGTACTGTTCCGGCCACAACCACGGGTCAAGCCGGAGCCGCCCCACCGGCTAAGGGTGGTATAGGTGGTATGGGTACGCTCGGCACCTTGGCTCTTGGTGCTACGGCGCTTCAGGCGCTGTCATCCGCCCCGCCCGCCGTTCAAGAGGCGGTTAAGCAAATGTCACCTGAGCAGCAAGAGTATTTTAACCGTCCGTCAGTCACATGGGATTGGGAAAAGCTGCAACGTGATGCTGCGGCTAACAACCAGAGCCTCAGCCAATTCATGGCGCGAAATTGGCCAACTGTTACCGGGGGCGCTTATAATGTGCAACCGCAAGCCCAACCGCAACCACCTGGTATGTATCAAGGTGGCCCGTTGAGTGCTGTTGCTCGGTTCGCTCGCGGCTCAGGTTCAGGTCGCGATGACACGATTAACGCTAAACTTTCTGACGGTGAATTCGTCATGGACGCTGAAATTACCGCTATGTTGGGTGACGGTTCCGTTGAAAAGGGTGCTGAACGCTGGGAAGAAATGCGTAAAAACATCCGCAAACACAAAGGTAAGGCGCTCGCTAAAGGTAAATTCAGTCCGAACGCTAAATCACCGCTTGCTTATCTGAGGGAGGTGGCATAACATGGGCAGCTTGTTTCAAGGTACGCCGCAGACAGCGACCTCTTACGTTACTTCATCCACGGAGACTCCGAAGTGGATGCAAGACGCTATTTACAACCAGATTCAGGTTGCGCAGAACATAGCCAATAAGCCATTTGAAGAATATACTCTACCCACGGTGGCGGAGCTATCTCCTCTGCAAAGACAGGCTTATGAGCAAGTTCAAGCCAACCAAGGTTTCTACCAAGGTGCTATGGACCGCGCTCAAGCGGGTATGGAGGCTTTTGGTAGCAAAGGCACCGCAGACGCGTTGAAAGCCGAGCAGGGTAGGTTCCTCCGTCAAGATCTTGTCGGCGCGAACCTTGACGCAGGGCAAAACCTGTTTGGCCGCGCTTCTAACATGGACATCGTTGCTGCGGCTCAACCCGCGCTTAACCGCGCTATGGGTATTGACGCTGTTGGCGCTGCCCAACCTTATCTCAATCGCGCAGCCTCTCAAGATATTGTAGGTGCGGCTCAACCCTACATGGGTCAGGCCGGTATGAGCACTGCTCAGTCTCTGGCTGAGCGGGCTTTGTCCGCTGCTAACCCTTACCTACAAGCCTCGGCCCAGAGCACTGCGTCTAAAATCGGCGAGTACATGTCGCCGTATCAGGAAGGGGTTCTTGACGTCATCGCTCGCCAAGGCGCTCGCAACCTGCAAGAGAACCTGCTGCCTGGCGTGGCAGACACGTTTGTTAAGGCGGGTCAGTTCGGTTCTAGCCGTATGGGTGAGTTTGGCTCTCGCGCCCTGCGGGATACGCAAGAAGCTATCCTCAACGCTCAGGCTCAGGCCGCACAGCAGGGTTACGGTCAGGCGCTCGGCGCTGCTCAGGCCGATCTTGCTCGTCAAGGTCAGTTGGCTGGCACTGTCGGCAGCATCAGCGGCGCAGATCTTTCTCGCATTCTACAGGGTGGTGCTCAATACGGCAATCTGGCGCAGACCGCCGGTCAGCTCACGGGTCAACAGGCGCAGATGTTCGCCAACTTGGGTCAGACTCAAGGTCAGCTTTCTGCTCAGCAGATGCAGAATCTGGCTAACATCGGTCAGACTCAGGGTCAGTTGACCGGTCAGCAGATGGCGCAGTTGGGTAATCTGGCGCAAGCTCAGACCCAAGCCGGTCAGGCTCAACAGCAGTTCGGTCTGGGTGCAGCTCAAGCAACCCAAGCTGCTCAGGCTCAGGATTACGCTCGCCAGATGACGGCATTGCAGCAGGCGGCTAACATGCAGCAGCAAGAACAGGCGATGCGCTCGGCAGACGTCGCATCTCTTGAAGGCGCTGGTCTTGCTCAGCAACAGCAAGAACAGGCTCAACTGAGTGCTGCTGAAAGGCAGCATATGAGGGAGCAGCTTTATCCGATGCAGCAGGCTGATTTCTTGAGTACGCAGATTCGCGGTTTGGCTCCGATCACTCCGCAGATTACAACAAACACTGGCACAACGACCGGCGCTTCATTTTCGCCATCGCCTCTCTCGCAGTTGGCGACCGGGCTTTATACGTACAAGGGTCTGAATAGCCTGGGCTAAGGAGTGTAGATATGGGATACGAACTTAATCAGCTGATGCGGCGGTACGGCGTTGCCACACCGACCATGGTTCAGTACGCTGGTGCTAAGCCCGACGCCAATGCTGCTCAGGCTGCGGCTGACCGTGCGGCGTATAACAAATACGTTTCAGATTATCAAGATCGTTTGAGTTACACGCCAACTTATAGTGCGGAGCAGTATCAGACGCGTCCGTCTGCTGGCGCTGCTGCGGCTACTGCTGAAGGCGGTATCGGTATAGATCAATATTATAAAAACATTCGGGACACTCTTTCGCAGAGTCCGACAGCTCAAGATATGCGAGCGCAGATGCAAAAATACGGCATCTCCGGTTATGACGCTGCTCAAGCTCGCGGCGGTAGCATGTTTGGTTCCCCTCTCGGTGCCCCTGTTTACACACCTGTTACGGGCACCACTACAAACACTGGCGGGGGTGGCACCACTACAAACACAGGTGGCACCACTACCACAACCACGGGCGGGGGTGGCCCCGGCGGCGGCACGGGAGGCGGTGGCGGTACCACAACTACAAACAACGGAGGCATTCCGGCTGGCGGCGGAAACGCTGGCGGCGGTTCAAACATTATTGACCTTAACAATACGTATGGCGGGGGCGACATATTAAACACGCAGGTCAACAATGTTGCACCTAACTCGTTTACCGGAACCACGGTTCCCCTGCCCGGAACTACAATTCGCGGCCCAACCGTGTCCGGGGATGGCGTTATGCCTAACTTTAGGCTGTCAGATCTTAACATCAACCCTGTCTCATATTACGGTTTACCCGGAGCCACGATCCCCGGCGTAAATGTGTCCGGTGATGGTTATATGCCTGACTTTAGACTAAACGACCTCAGCGTCAACCCGGTCGGCCCACCACCCCAAATCAACGTGTCTAGTCAGTGGGAACCTAATAACGCGGGTGGTTCCCGGAGCGTGTTTGGTGGGGGTAACACGTTTAACGATTTGGCAATAAGCGGGTACGGTAACTATAATTTGAATAGCATGAATACATTTGGTAATACCCTTGACCCTCGGATTACTGGAGGGAACTACACCTTCACTCCCCCGTTCACGCTGCCCCCACTCACGCTCCCCAGCTCGATTGGCGATATCGGTGATCTTTACAAGGACCCCGAAGAGTATGAAGAGGCAAAAGCTCGCGGTGGTGAAGTGAAAGGTCTTGCTAAGAAATACAAAGTCAAGACTAACTTCTTTGACGGCGGCTTTAATGACTTGAGCGGTATGATGGCAGGTGACGACGCTTACGCTTACGGTGCGCCTCCGGGCAGCGGCCCGCTAGGCTCTTGGCTTGAAAAGACAGCTATGGAAGTAGTGCCCGGTCTTGGCGTTTCCGGTGGTGCGCGCACCCCTGAACGTAACCGGGAAGTTGGCGGTGTACCCGACAGCTACCACATAACGGACAACGCTCGTGATTTCCGCCCTCCTGCGAACATGACGCAGAGTGAACTGTTAAGCGCGCTTAAAAGTAAATTCGGCCCAGACTTTGACGTTCTAGCCTCTAAAGGTCGCAGCGTTCACGTTGAACCCGGCCCTAATTTCTTTGCTAAAGCTCCACAGACTGACGTCGCTTTGAACACCGCTGCGGCGGCTGATGCTTCGGCTATGGGCGCTCCCGGTGAAACTGCTCCTAATGCGCGCCAAGCCGGTCTCATGGCTATGCTCAAGCAATACGGCCCCGGTGAAAGTGTTTACGCCCCGGAACTTAAGAGTGCCCGCGAACGTGCTACTGCTGAGTCTAACGCTTTTGCCAACATGCTGCAAAAGGCGCTCGCCAGCCCGGAAGACGCCCAATCTTCTAAAGCCGAAATGTACTTCCGGCTTGCGGCTGCTTTCGGCTCGCCGACGCGTACAGGGCAGTTCACTGAGAACCTTGCTCTGGCAGGTAAGGAAATGGCTGATTACTCTAAGGGCCAACGCGAAAGCGGACGTGAAAAGCTAGCTTTGCGGCTTAAAGCGCAAGAACTGCGCAGCGGCGCAGCTAAAGAAGAACTCAGTAGCCTGCGCGCTCTAGCCGGTGAAGAAATGAAAGACCGCCGCGCTATGGCAACGCAGATGATCAAGGAG